CACCTTCAGGATCACTATTGATCGCGTAACGGACTTGTCCGGTTGGATTCGTTTGCCAATCTGGAACCGCTGCAATAAATGCTTCTTTGCGCGATGGGAATGTGTATTGGAACAATCCAATACCGCCTCCTCCACCGACCTCCAGTACACCTGGGTTGAATCCCGATTCTCTATGAATATTTACAAGCGCGCCAATTGCGTGATTATGGCTCAGACCGCTATTTCTTAGATCCGCATACGCCGCGCATGGATCGTATGTAGTATTTGTTACTGGGGTTGTGTCAAAGTCTTGAGTAACTCCGGTTACATCTCTAGGAAGAGAAGTATACAATCCTCCGCTAATTGATCCAATCACAAATGGGTGTTGAGCATCTCTTCCATCCATAAAGAATCCAAAAACAAGTGTGCCTCTTTCTGGCCAGTTAAACATTCTATTGAAGTTACCATTGACAACATATGCCCATGGCAAGTCGTCTGTTGTTACTGTATCAAGAGAAGTATCTGTAGGGTGATAACCAAAGCATCTTACTTTAAGCCGACCGTCTCCAGCAGCTTCTACCTGTTCAACTATTCCGATGAACCAATGTGGATTAAAACCTCTTTCACTTATCATGATAACTTAATACCGCCTCGTGTTAATTTAAGTTGCTGCTTAAAAACATTACCATCAAATACAGAGTTAACTGATTCGACTAAATACATACCATTGAGACGTTCTTCTTCCTCGGTTGTCTTTTGATATGCGTGCTTATATAATGTGATGTTGATATAAGATCCAGCGAAAATATCGTTTCTTCCGTACACCGTTACATTTAGTGTATTCATATTATGATTATAGAAATGCGCCAGCTTTTTTGTGTATAGATCTGAGTAATGAGTATCTGGCCGTATTCCTTCGCCACCTGGAACGCCAGGCCCGGACCAATCTCTAAAAACGTGATATTCTTTTTTGCGAGACATCTTTTCGCGAATAAACAGTTTATCATGAATAGGATTTAAATCTGGATCGTGATTTTCTTCTTCAGTGTAATCATATGACTTTGAATCAATATTCATTGTAAGCAAGTTGAATTCATAAACTATTCTGCGGTATCCACCTTGTGCAATCGTATCAATTGTGTTAACACGTGTGCCAAAATTAACATCAAGTATTTCGGTCATTGCAGAATACTGTGAATCGGCGCTAATTGATCCGGCATAATTGCGTTTGTAATCAATTACTGGTCTTTGAATTAAACTATTATCAGTTCCAGATGTAATCGCCCTTTGTTGCATAAATTCATTTGTAGCAAAAAAGAACGCATCTCTTGCTTCAAAGAATCTAAATGTTTGAGAAGGAGTCATCCCATTATTAAGAGGATTCTCATCTGAATATGCGTTTCTCACAAACATATTCATTGCTTCTTCTGCACTATACTTCGGAATAACTATTTTTTGACGGTTCGTTGTTTTTTCCGTAATCAAAAACTTTAGCTTTTTGCGAAATAGTTCTTGAACTGGTCGTTGATAATACTCATCAAAAGCGTCAGTTGCGTAATCACTAATAAGTTGTGTACCGGCAATTGATTCGGTATAAGCTCTTTGGAGATATGTATTTTCTGACAGAAGCTTATAAGGAGAAGTAAAGTTTAGAGTGTACTGAACAAAGCTTGGATTCTTTTCATCACCATAAGATACATTATCCACCGCATACACAAAATAGTATTCGGTTCTTTCATTATCAAACCAGTCTGCGTATGTTACTTTAATGAACTCTTGACCGCGAATAGGAAACTCGTTGAGAATGTCATATGATTCGAATATAGTTGCACTGCCACGAATTGCACCATTGTTCATGGACTCGAGGATATTAAAACTTCCAACAAGACCAAGCATATTGCGCTCAACATTCAATGATTTGTTGAGAAGCGTAAACTCACGCAGTTCGTAATGGCCGGCCTGTTTGATATTAGACATTCATTAGACTCTTTAGATCTTTCTCGACACGTTGCGCATAGTCAGCATTAATGAGAAAAATAGTTCTGCGGTTTTCATTCTCTTGTGTTTCGTATTCATAGACTCTTACAGGGGTCCATTCGCCGGTGGTTACATCGCCTAGACGATAGGTGTCATGCGATATTTTAATAGTTGGATCAGTATTCTTTGTGCAATACACCACGTTTGTATCAATTAACGTGCTGGACAAAAACGTATCCACATTTAAAGCTAACGAATGTGTGATAGTGCTATTTGTGGTTGTCGTGATATTAATTGCTGTGCCATTTCTTGCGTTAGTCGCTGATGTTGCTAGCATAATAGTATCTGAGTTAACTCGAATAACGTAATAAGTTGTACCATTTGTAAGACCACCAATTACTGGACTTCCACTGTACACTACCGGATCAGTTGTTTTAAATCCATGAGCAGTCGATGTAATACGATTAGAAGATACGTTGACTTTATCACCAGCAAACGAGATTGAATGGGCGTATTTCTTGCGAATCGTCGACTCAAACTTTTCATTGGAGAGAGGCCATTGTGTGTAAGGATCAATAATGTTATTTGCTAAATAGATCATCCATACCTTATTTACATCGCCATAATATAGGCGAGCAATGTCTTCAGCACGATCGTCATCTGTTACTGTGTACGGTAAAAATAGATATGGGTCAGCCTGAAGTTTTTCTGCAACCTTTACACGTCGTGTGATATCAGTTACTGATAAACCATTGTACTCTATCTTTGGGAAGTAACGGAAATACTTAGCCATTATTCGTAATCCTCTTGAGTGTGAATCTCAGATTCAATGATCGTAACTGCTAAGTTTACCATTGCAGGACGCGAACCGGTTGGACCTTTGTTGACTACAACGTGTCCTTGAGGTGTGTAATCTACTGTTACGTTCGATATCATCGCTGTTTTAAACAATGGGAAATAGTTTTGATCGAGGCCAACGAAGAACACATCAACCATATTTGGGTAATTTAGCAGTGCCCGGCTGAGAACATTCGATTGAGTACCTTCAACTCCACCATAAGATGGCAATGAGGCCGATTTAAATCTTTTCACTATATTACGGATTTGTTCTGATTCTGTTTCATTGTTAGGAATTAACGTCCATTCAAATGTGTAGTTCTTCAGTGCAATGCCGTTGAACACCAGAGCTTGGTGAGGGTTAACTGCTGTTCCAGTTCCAACACCTATACCTTGCTCGATCTCTGATCCACCAATTGATGTTAACCCAGCACGAGCAGCAAACGTTGCGAATGATGCTAAACCACTCGCACTAACATTCCGAGGGTCGAGGGTACTACCACCGGTAAGCTTACTGATCGCATCTGTAGCCGCGCCAATTAAACCTTGATCTGAATTCATTGCGCTCATGGCATCAACTACTGCAGCGCCAGTGATTCCAAGTTCACGACCCATAACATCTGGGCTAGTAATATCTTGAATAGTCTTTGGTAATGGAAGAGCAATTGAGCCATTCGACGCCGTAGCTGTGCCACCTGCTGGCCTAGGACTATAGTTTTTAAAGTTAAAGATCATCGCATGAGAAGTAACTTCCGAAGGATACCTCAGAAGAGACGAAGCCACGTTCGATGTGCTTCTGTTTCTGCTAATAACATCTTGTGCTGGTCTGACGAATGCCATGAAGTATCCTATAAATACGTAGGTAGTTTAAGATATTTATATGGACATTCATGGCGTATTACCAAGGCAAATTTAAACCGAAGAATCCGCAGAAGTATAAGGGTGATCCAACTAACATCATATACAGATCTGGTTGGGAACTCAAGTTATTTAATTACCTCGATGTTCATCCAAACGTAATCAAATGGGGCAGCGAGGAATTGATCATTCCATATAAAAGTCCTATTGATGGAAGATGGCACAGATACTTTCCCGACGTCTATGTAGAACAGATAAATACAGATGGCAAGAAACAAACGATCTTAATTGAAGTAAAACCGGAAGCACAAACTGTTCCACCTAGTCAAAACAACAAGTTGACTCCGAAGGGAAAGGTGAGCAGAAAATACTTGAACGAAGTTATGACATACGGCGTGAATGACGCGAAATGGAAAGCAGCTCAAGAATTTTGTGCAGATCGAGGTTGGAACTTCTTAATCATGACTGAAAAGCATCTATTCGGAAAGTAACATGGCGATTCTATTTGATACAGTCTTAACAAAGGGTATTCGAGCTGGCCAAATGCCTGCACGAACCGAGGCTGCACGTCAGTGGTATCGAGACACCGCTCAGAGTTATAGACGCATCGATGAAAAGACCCTCATGAAAGGTGATGCTGAAAGACTCACTGTAAAGCCTTTAGTTGGTCAAATGTACATGTATTACTACGATCCGAAGCATAAGGCGACTCTTCCTTATTACGATAGGTTCCCATTAGTATTCCCGTACCGTAAAGTGCCGGGTGGATTCATGGGACTTAACCTACACTATCTTCCGTATGCCTATCGTGCTAAGCTTATGGATGCCCTTTACGACGTTGCAAACAACGATAAGTTCGATGAAACAACTAAATTAAAGTTGAACTACAACATCCTAAGCAGTTCGTCAAAGTTCAAATACTTTGCGCCTTGTGTAAAGCACTACTTAACAGAACAATTGCGCAGCCGATTCTTGTATGTTTATCCATCGGAGTGGGACATCGCGCTTTTCCTTCCAACGGAAAGATTCCAAGGCGCGACAAAGCAAAAAGTCTGGCAAGACTCAAAGAAACTCATAGTATAAGGCCACGAGATGGTATTCAATATCAACGATTTTAAAGCACATGTTGGCAACAGAGGGTTGGCGAAAAACAACCTGTTCTATTGTGCTATTACTATCCCAACTACTTTGAGTAATACTGTTGGGTCTACCATCACTTCAAATGAACTTACGTTCTTTTGTAAGTCTGCTCAGATTCCATCATTTGATCTAACGACAGTATCGTTTAGACAACACGGTTATGGCAAAGAGTTCAAGAGACCAATGGACTTCAATACTTCTTCATTACCGCTGATTTTTATGGTCGATGCTGAATTCGGTGTTATGAAGTACTTCCATAAGTGGATGCAGTCTATCTTCAACTTTAACACTGGTACAGTTGCTGCAGAAGACGTATATCGTAAACTGCCAAATGAATTTGAGTATCGCGATAACTATGCTGCACGAATTGAACTGTATGTATTCTCGGCAAACGACGTACAAAAAGTTTATAAGTATACGTTTGATAAAGCTTATCCGGTATCAATTGGTACTGTCGACATGTCATGGGAAAATCAAGCTGAAGTTATGTCGCTACCGGTAAACTTTGAATATGACTCGATTACACTTGAGACTGTCGAATACGCATCTATTGCGCCAGACCTCGACCGTCAAAATGGATTGATTTCATACATCAGCGCAATTAATGGAATCGGTCAAGCGATTAACCAGATACAGCGCCCACAAAATATTCAAGATATTATTCTTTCGTACACAAACATCAACACCATCCTCGGTGCATTATAATGGAGTTACACTATGGGTTTACCCAAGATTGATTTACCGCTTTTTGAACTTGAAGTTCCATCAACTGGAAAGAAAGTTAAATATCGCCCGTTCACAGTAAAAGAAGAAAAGATCTTACTTATTGCACAAGAGTCGAAAGATCCTAAACAGATCTTCCTCGCGATTAAACAAATCTTAACAAATTGCTTACAAGGTACTGACGTTGAAAAATTGGCTATATTCGATTTAGAGTATATCTTACTGAATATTCGAGCTAAGTCGGTGAATAACGAGATTTCGTTTAGTATTAAAGATCCAGATACTGAAGAAAAAGTAGATCTTACTATTAACATCGACGACATCCAGATCGTTAAGTTTCCAGATCATAATAAAATCATTAAAGTAAACGATGATATTATGATTGAAATGCGTTACCCATCTATTTCGTATTTAGAGAGTCTCAAAGACGGTCAAAGCGAGAGTGATTCGTTAAACAGTATTATGAAGGAATGCATCAACTCTATTTCTGATGGCGACCAGTCATATAAGTTGGCTGACTTTAATGAAGCAGAAGTTGAAGATTTTATTGAATCTCTTAGCTCTATTATTGTCGCACAAATCAAAAAATTCTTCGACACAATTCCTGTTATGAAATACGAAACAACCTACACCGATAAAACTGGAAAAACTAAAACATTTGTTGCCCAAGGTGTAGAAACTTTTTTTACCTAACGTTGAGTCATACCAATCTACAAATCTACTATCAAGTAGTGTTTGGATTGGCTCAACACCATAAATACCAAATAAGTGAAATTGAAAACTTAATACCATTTGAACGAGACATTTACTATGATATGCTAATTCGCTTCATCGAATCTAAAAAGGAAAGCTAATGGTCGCCGAGAATACCGTATCAGACTTAATCGAACGTATTAAGCTTGAAGGCCAGCTTACGCGTAACACCGGAACAAATTCAATCAAAGCTTTGATTGAAGTCTCTCGTGATGTTCGTGATAGAATGGATGCTCAATTAGACCTTATCAGCACTAACAATTCTGCTATAACAGACTTCCTACAGGACGCTGCTCGATCAAACCAATATGGCGGACCACCTGCAGATGAAGGCGATGGTGGTGATGATTCTGGTGGCGGTGGGGGCGCTCCTAGTGGAGATGGTGATGGACCATTAATGAAGTTAGGATTGCTCTCAACTCTTGCTGCTGCAGCCATCGGTGGAACAATTGGTGTATTCAAAGGATGGATAGACGCTATTAAGTTTTTCACTCCAGCAAAAATTCTTGACGCGTTGCAGAGTGTGAGTTCATCAATTACAAAAGCTCTAACAGGCTTTGCTGATATGGGTAAGAATGTAATTACCTCAGCAAAAACTGCAGTGTTCGGGGCGCTGAGTCCGCTCAATCAGTTCAAAGATTTCTTTTTAAAATTAGCTGCTCCGTTTACTCAAGCAGCAAAGACAGTTGCAACCTTAGCAAATAGTGTTTTTGGCGTGACTACAAAGGTGACCGATATGTTCGCTTACTTTAAATCGTTTGGCTCTACGATCACAAAAGTAAGCGGTGTAGTTGGAAAACTCTTCTTACCACTAACGATTGTTATGACAGCCATTGATACTGTTAAAGGTATTATCGCGGGGTACACAGAAGGAGGAATCGTTGGCGCGCTTGAAGGTGCGATCACCGGATTCTTCAACTCTCTTATCTTTGGCCCGCTTGATCTTTTAAAAGATCTAGCTTCTTGGGCATTAGGTAAGCTTGGATTCGAGAACGCAGCAGAAACTCTAGACTCATTTAGTTTTAGTGAATTGTTCTCGCAGTTCGTCAGCGGTATATTCGATCTGGGCCGTGGAATTATAAGTTCACTCGTTGGATCATTTGATAACATCTATTCCGAATTTGCTACCGGCGATATCATGGGTGGTATCGGGACATACTTCACCGAGGCATTCACTACTCTCGTAACAAAGCCTCTTGACTTAGTAAAAGACTTAGTATCATGGGCTGCAGATTTATTTGGATTCGAGAATGCTTCAGATTGGCTCGACAGTTTTAGTATTACTGAGTTATTCTATTCTGTTGTTGACTGGATTTCTGCAATTCCTGGTAAGCTTGTTGATGCATTTGAAGATTTTTGGATCGACACGATGGAAAAGTTTAAGATTGGATTCATTAACTTTTCGAATTGGGTTGCATCTATACCAGATAGAATATACTTGAGTGCTCTAGAATATCTAAACAACAGCGATGTTGGAGACTATCTTGTAAGTGATGATGCTGTTGCAGGTGCTCGAGCAGCAGTTCAATCGAGACAAAATGATGGCGCGAATAGAGTAGCACAAGTTCAGCTCGAAGCAAGAGACCAACGCGCTCAATTAGCAGCTCAACGTGTACAAGAAGATGCTGCTAGACTCGGTGCAGCTGGAACAACAGTAGCTCCAACTGTGATGGATAATAGAACTACAGTAGGCCCAACGAATAACGTTACAAATACTACTATTGTTACAACGACGAATGCATCAAGCGCTTTGTCTTCGTATAATCAGTTTCAATTAAACGGTGTTCAGTAAATTAGCTGATAAAGACCCCAGCAAATCACACCAATAATAATCCAACCAACTATTGGCGAACCTGATGCTTGAGCCGACTGTTGTTTTGAGGTCGCACTCGGCTTGCGTTTCGTTACACGTCTTTTCTTATTCGCACCGAACAAATTTGCCCAGAATTTAGCGCTTTGTTTTTGTTGTCTTTTTCTTTCTTGTTCAGCACCAGCTGTTGAATAGACAGTTTTTCTATGTGTAAAACCAGCGCCATCTCTCCAAGTTTGTGTAATCTTGTTTCCGGTCTTTGAGTTATTGCTGTAAGTGGTTCTAAACTGTTTACTGCCGGTTGAATTCGAATTTGTTATCGAACCATTGGTATTATTAATAGTCTGAGACCGCCGCGAATTTGCGCCAGTCTTCTTTGAAGTTCTTTTATATCCCATATTATCCTCCTATGAAGAAGGAGCCCGAAGGCTCCTTCCTTTAGACTCAGTCTCCAGCCGCTAGACTCTTGAAGAAGTCGAGAGTATCGTCGTCTTCATCCAACGATGGAGTGAATGACGGAGATGGAGTTTCCTCCTGCTTAGGAGCGGAACGCTCTTTAAACTTTGGAGTGAAGTCCATCTCCGCGTCGTCCTCGGCAGCCGATTTCATGGGTGCGTGTGAGCTGCCATCAAGGCCGAGAACCTTATAGAGTTTAGTCTTCAGTTCAGCGTAGGTCTTGAAGTTTTTAGGATCGACGATCTCTTTCAGAGAATGCTGTTGCTTCCAGATCTCTTCAAGTTGTTCGTCGGTAAATGACTCACCACGTGAGTTTGTCATGGGACCGGCTTCACTGAACTCAGAGCGATCATAGTTACGGTAGCCTTCGTAGTTACGAATCTTCAGTTTGAAGTCAGCACCCTCCCACATGTCGAATGGGTTAACCGGAGTCTCACCTTCGTACTGTGGGTTCATTGCTTCCTGAAGCTTCTCCATAATTTTCTTACCAAACTTGTAAAGGAATACCTTACCCTCATTTGCAGGGTTAGCAGCATCCTTTACAATATAGATGTTGGCATGAAAGTTAGTGCGACGCTTTTGCTTGCGCGCGATTTCTTTGTCAGCCTCATTACCAGAGTTCCAAAGCTTGGAATTATGTTCAGAGACCGGATCATCTTGACCAAGTGTGGTCAAAGAGTTCTCAATATACCAACCACCAGGACCTTGGAAACCATGGTCATGCATCTTGACAAATGGAACATCTTCACCTTCTGGGGCAGGCAAGAAGCGGATAACAGCGTATCCATTCCCGGCCTTATCGACATCGGGCTTCCAGTATTTGTCATCGTTGTTGTTGGATTGGCCGCCTGCCGTCTTTTGAAGTTGCTGGTTCAGTTTGTCGAACGAAGACGAACGGGCTTTTTTGAGAGCTGCGAATGAGCTAGACATATTTAGTATCCTTTGCGATTATAAGCGATTTTAAGCGGCTTGTTGCGATTGTGCGAATTTGTCGACGAGTATGGCCTTCATCTTCTTCTTATCGTAGCTGATGAATGGTCTTACCTTTGCGACAAATCTATTTATACTCGGAAAGATGATTGGATCCGCAATTTTCTTCTCCCAGTAAGAAAAATTATTCACAAGGTCGTCGATGATAACAAGGGTTTCTAAGTTAACTCGACGCATATTATAGAGTTGGAGAAGACGTGGATGTTGTCCATCTTTCACAAGTATATTCGAGTTGAAGTCTTCGTTCAACTCTGAGAGGTCGTTCTTGAACACGTAGGACAGGCTTTCCTGTTTACGCGACCACTCGACGTAGACCTCTTCTGCCTTCTCATTATCGAGAAGGTCTCCGATCCAAAGCGTAGGATCAAAGATCATATTAGCAAGGATGAATTCTTTTGCATCCTTGCGTTTCGAGAGTTTGTAGAATTGAAACTTATCTCTACGGTTCTCGAAAGATTGTTGAGAGGCCTTCACCTTACCATTGTACTTAAAGTAATCGTAATCAGTGGTGAAGTGCCTCTTCAGCGCGAGATAATACAGATAAATCTCAAAAGCATCTCGCGTTGAATATACAGACATTAGATTGGTAACCTCTGTGTTCTTTCTACTAAGTTAAGTTTTTCGGCGTCTTCATGTACACGAGCTTTAATAATCTGGCTTCGGCGTACGATGTCACCAATTACTTCAATTTCTACTCCGTGAACTTCAGCATAATGAACAAGCGCATCGATGTATGAAACATCTTCGTTCACGTATTTGCTGACTTCACGGAGAATACTTTCCGCTGTCAGTTCTATTTGCATTATCCGTGTAACACCTTTGTGTTGATAGACCAGTTTTCTGCAGCGTCTTCAACGTAGTGAATAGACTTTCCAGGAAAGGTCTCGGTGTAAAACTTGTTTCCGCCTTGATCGTAGTAGTCAATGTAGTAGTAATCACCGGCGGTATTTTTCATTACTTCGGCTCGAGCTGAATGAGCATTTTCTTTAAAAAAAGTTGAAATAAGCATGTGTTCTCCTATTTTACCATAAAGCCCATGCGATAAACTGGGAGATATCCGTTTGAATTGTCGGGGGCTTCTATATAAGTATAACCTATTTTCGTATAAATGTCAACTATTTGTTGATCATCGCTCCAAACTGGAATGAGTTCATCATAGTCTGGATCCGGTGTATCGCGGAAATGAAGCTCAATTACCTTATCACCTATCATCTCAATGTTGACGATATTGGCACCTGAGAACATAAGTTCGTCCTCAATACGTAACGACATTGGGATTTGTTTGTCGGAGCGGGTCCAGCACTTGAACCTGAATAGCTGATCTACGTTACGTTCAGCCTTAAAGCACGATTTTTGTAAGTATCCATATAAATCTTCTGAATCATATGTGATGGAATACTGATCACCATCAAACCATTCACACCAGAAGTATCCAGGTTCTACACTTGTACGGTCTTCAGCTTCAATCCATTGCTTTCTAGCACCTACACCCATGCCGTCAAGGTTATATATGGGTCTTACACAGTAATAACCAGAAGCCTTTGGAGGAACACCTCCAGGCCCGCAGTCATATCCTAACAATTCAGCCAAATATAGTTTATTAAACCAAAGTCTAAGATGAGGATATTTTTGCCAAGCCTGGAAGTCTTCCATTATTACCTCAAGAAGAGTTTTTGATATTTATTCGATACCAGAAACCATCTCTTGAGTTGCTGCAAGCTCAGGATCTGGAACTAATCCATATTGTGCCAGTGCACCTTCTGGACCTGCCATATCATCACTCACGAAGAATTCAACGTACTCTTTAAGTCCTGGAATTACGCTGATATGTGCGTTCTTCACATAGAAGTAAAGTGGACGACTGATTGGATAATCACCACTTGCAATCGTCTCTACGCTCGGGAATACACCGCTTACAGTAGTGACTTCTAGTTTATTCGTGTTGTTCTGATAGAAGCTAAGACCAAATACACCAAGTGCTGTTTTATTCGCATCGAGGCGAGCAAGGGTTTCAGTATAGTCCCCATCGATATCAACTGATGCGCCGTCTGTACGAACTTTAACGCATGACTTCTTTTGATCATCATCTAGCTTTTCAACACCGAGTGCTTGCTTACATCCTTCTTCCATAACCTTCACATCAAACACTTCACGAGTGCCGTGCTTGGTCCCTGGGATATAAGCGAGAATCTCTACTGCAGGTAGAGTAGAATCCACATCGCTCCAAAGCTTTGCGGCGCTATCAGCATGCAATGCGGTATAGAGTTGAAGAACTGTTAGATCCTTAATGCCCAATTGGTCGATGTTTGATGCAAATACAATGCCATCATAACCAATACGAACTTCAGTAACCTTACCGACTACTTCTTCGCACTTGGCCCATTCTTCGTCTTTCATCTTTGACGAACTATTAGCAATATCAACAGTGTTTTCACCAACACCTTCGCAAAGCTTTTTGCGACCAGCGCCTGAACCACCACCTTCTACAACCGGCGAAGGAAAGTCAAAGTTTTCACCAAATGCTTCTGCTACAATTGTTGCATAAGGCAAGACGGTTGACGATCCAGTTACTTGGACGTTATCTCTTGCAAATGCGGTAGATGCTACAGCCAAAGCTAATGTAGTGCTAAGTAAAAGTACTTTCATTCAATTTCTCCACAACGAGAGGCTTGCGGTTTGCTTCCTCACATTATAAATTTATACCATGATTGTAACAATTGGGTTAAATCTATATTATAGTTTTGTAAAAAAGTGGAGCTAACCATGGCTCCACACGGGTTTATTACGTAACCACCCGACGTCAGTGTAGCTTAGAAGCTAAACGATACACCAACGATGCTGTCGATATACTCGAGGTTGCCGTCGAAGTTATTCTCGAGATATGCCTCGACACTTGCCGGTCCAAGGTTAACATTAGGCACATAGGTTGCACCCAACACCGCACCTTCAAAAGTGGTGCTATCAAACTTGATGAAGTGATCGCCGTTATAGATAGCAATGTCGGTCTCAGCCCAAACTGCAAGACCTTCGATTGGTGCATAGCCAAGACGAGGGGTCAATACAGAAGTAGCAACAGTGGTATCAGTGTTGTACTCGGTAACAAGCTCAGTGTTAAGAGCAAGACCGTTGCCAAAGTCAAGAGCCGAAGCACTCGAAGTCATTGCAACAACAGCGGCGGTAGCCATCAGAAATTTCATCATTTATATTCTCCTTAGGATTTGTTTGTGGTGGAGTTATTAACAAAGGCGTACAATGCAGTAGAGCGGTTCACCAGTTCGCTCTCGTTGTACATCTTCGGTTGGTTTTCGTCGATGAATTTATTTATTGCATCGATGTTGTTATTTGCAGCTCGAAGGGTATCAAGCTTAGCAAAAAACGCGTCCTGTTTCATTTGTGTCTCACGGTCAAGCATATCTTGTGCCATCTTCATGATATCAAGACGAACTTCGTATGGGTTCTTATTTCCCTGCATCTTTATCACCTACAGCGGCTTTACGCTCAGCGTCATTGAATGCCGATACAGCGTAAGAATTCATAGTGGCCATACCAGAAGCATAGTCACCTTTCATACGAGAAGTCATTGCAGAAGCTGAACGGAAGGTTTCAGCGGCATTAGCAGTAGAGAACTGCATTGTGTTGTTCTGGTTGAAACCCATAGCAGCACCGGCATGGAATGCGTCAATGTTTGCACCGAGGAACATGAAGCCCCAGTTCTTACCTTCTGCTTTTTCGACCATCACTTTGATGTCTTCGTTACGGAAGGTGCGAGACTGATTCTCTTCGCCGTCAGTAAGAATAGTGACGATAACCGATTCACGATCGGCCTTCTTCTTTTCTGCAAGAAGAATATTAAGCTTAAGCATGACACCACCCATAGCGTCGAGAAGGTTGGTACCACCGCTTGGGCGGTAGCTTGACTTCGTCAGAGGAGTTACTTCTTGAACGTCTTGACGATCGAAAATGCAATCTACATTATGACCATTGAATTTGTAGAGCGAAACCAGAGTTTTGATGCCAGTCTTTTCAGCGTCTTCTTTCTGAGCCTTCAGATATTCGTTGTAGCCCGAGATAGTTTGATCCCAGCAAGACGACATCGAAGAGGATTCGTCGAGGACGAAGATGATGTGAGATAGATTTGGATTTTTGCCAGCCCGCTTAGGTTTGAAAGCTTGGCCGAGATTTGCTGGTTGAGCGACTGATTGAGTCAAGCCCAACGTAATAGTTCCAGGAATTGCGGAAGTAGTAGGTTGAACGTATCCACCAATGTAAGTTGGGATAACCGCTGCTTGTGCAGTAATGCGACGTGATGCCATGTTATATGCCTCGTGTGTTATGTGTTGTGTGTGAGCGCAACTTTTCTGTTTCGAGGTAAGTTGCCAACCCAAGTAGATTAGGCTGCGAGAGCGTAAGCTACAGGTGCAGAATTTTCATTTGCATTTGTTATTTTCTTCGCGATAACGGTGCTTAGATCCCGATAGCTCCATCCTGCCTAGTCCGCCTGTCGATCCTAATTTCGGGCCCATCAAAGATACATTAATCAACCACCCTGTTGACTTCAGCCGCGCTATACGGTAGAGAACGTCTTCTAATGTATCTGTGGTGGACCCGACCGGTACTGCCCCGGTGTCCAGAACGTGTTCAGTGAATATCATCACTACAAGTATATTTATATACTATCTACTCGTTAATGTCAACTAAAATTTTAACCTTTATCATATCGACGTTGTTTCTCAAGGTATTCTTCGTGTCTAGGCGCAGATGGAGCTTCTTTTTGTTCTTCTTGTTTCTCCATTAGTTACCTCAGATGTCTGGGTGTTGATAGATATGAGAAGCTTTGCCATCATTAAAAGCGGTTCCAACATAGATCGAGTGTTCTGGAACGGCACTGCCTGTTGGGACTACAGTGAACGTCACGTCAATTGGAACCACAGGCTTCTCGAGTGTTTCGTACCAAACAGTTGGTGTGCCTTCTCGTTCATGTGCGGTTAGAACTTTGAATGCACCTACAGATGTTCGGATAGTTGCACTATCACTGGTGATCTGTACCCTTTGTACGACTCGAGTCATGCCTTACTCCTTAGCGATAAAAGATGTGATTTTCGATTTGAGTAGTCTCTTCAAACGATTTACGCCACTTTGGCTTAACTGAGTCTGCGTGATACATGGTTGCACCCATCGTCGGGTCGAATGAAGAACCATACGTATTTATAACAACCGTCGCGACCTGTAATGCTTGTTGGTACGATTCTTGATTTTGAATTTCATCCGATCTGCCATCACAATACCAAGAGAACTGGCACTGATTGCGACGAGGCAAGCCATCTTTTCCAAGCCGAGCTTGTTTAACGACACCGCATACATCGTCTGGATAGCGATCATCACTTGCCCTGTTGAGCGTCACATATGCAACAGCTCTTTGGCCGAGTTCAGATTCACCTTTTGCTTCGTGATAAATGTTAAGAGCTAAGCATTCACGCTGCTCATTATAATTTTCAATAGCCGGAACATCGAAGTCTGGGTTATATGCCGAAACTACAGCATCAGGCATAAAAGAGATTAGGGCTGCAGCCGCTACGGCTGAGCTTAAGTTTACTAAAAATTTCAAGGGAAATTACCTCTGTTGTTTCCTACTTTGGTAACTAATATTTATTCCATACAGGTCATCATGTCAACATTTAATTTCGCGATAAGCAAAAACTTGCTTATTCCTTGTCTTCGATTCCGATGATGTCAAACTTGATCAGAAGCGAAAGGACATTAGCTGCACCTTGAATGATCAACCACGGAAGAGCAGCAATGGCAACATAGGAGTAAGGACTCATAAACACCAACACGGTCATAGTCACGTAGATCATATACACCATAACAAGATGATGAATATCAAAGTCGATCGAAAGAGCTGCTTGTGATAAACCGGTAAACAAACGAATCGCTACGAAATAGAACATTGAAGCGAGAATCGCGAGAATAACAGCGGTGAATTCAATCGCACCTTCGACTCCGTAAGTGGCAGCCAAAGCAGCTGCCACTCCAAGATACTTAATCATCATTTACCTCAGAAAGGAGAGTCGTTACGGTAGTCGTCGTCAGGATTGCTAGTGATATGAGTCTTTCCGCTCGGAGCAGAAGCAGCTGCATCAATCTTCGTGTAAAGGTCGACGAAGGCAGCCCGAGTATCTTCATCAAAGCGAGAAACACAGAGGTCAATCGACTTCTTACGATCTTTGAAGATCGCGAAGGTCTGAGCAATATGGCACAGCCGACGAGTGGAGATGATCTCGTCAATACCGCCATCATCAAAGGTCTTGCGGATAGCAGACGACCACTTCGTCAGGTTCTCAGCGAAGTCATCGTCAACTTGGCCATAGAGTTCCATGTGTTTGACAACGATCTTCTTCTCAACTGGAGCAGTGGGGTAGGGTTGTTCCATTGTGATAGTGAAGCGCTCAAGGAAAGCTTCATCGATGATCGTGGCAGCGATGAAGCGGCCATCCTCAGAACCCTTACCCTTGGTGTTCGAAGTTGCGATCACGTTGAAACCAAGCGCCGGAGTCACGAGCTCACCAGTCTTTTTGATGAGAACTGGCTTACCTTCGAGAACACCCTGAAGAGCCATGAGCTTATTCGAACCACGGTCAATCTCGTCGACCAAAAGGATTGCACCAGCTTCCATGGCTTTGATGACTGGACCCTTCGAGAAGACAGTCTCACCGTTAACCAGTCGGAAGCCGCCAATCAAATCATCCTCATCAGTCTCAGGAGTGATCTGAACACGGATGTATTCACGATTGGCTTCGGCACAAGCCTGTTCAACCATCATGGTCTTACCGTTACCCGAGAGGCCGGTGACATAGACCGGGTAAAACATCTTCGAGTCGATGATGGTCGAGATGTCTTTGAAGTGTCCCCACTTTACGTAGGTCTTGACACGTTTAGGAACATACGTACCTTCTTCAGAGAGAACGATCGCAGGAGCAATAGGAGGAGTAGGGCGAAGTTGAGTAACAGTCGCAGCGAGATCATAGACACCGCGCTTAACGGCGGGGACAGATTTGATCACACCCCAAACAACGTTATGTTTGATACCATGGGCGTCAGCAAAGTCGAGAAGAGCTTTGCGAGTGAAGGAAGTGGTTTCGGGATTTGATTCACGGATAGCGTTGATGAAGTTTTGAACGTCAGTCACGGAAGTCTCCATAATGTTGCTTAGCTTACTAGATCTATATAAGCCAGTTAAGGGTAAATGTCAACCCCTTAACTGACAATTTCTGCAAATTTTGCTGCAATCAAACGGCTTTGTTTGCGCTTGAAAGCTTTGTTAGCGAAAGCCGAAGCGATCCCACGAGTATCTTCGTCTAGATCATCTTCACTATCTTCATCTTTAACATTAGAAGTGCCACCGAGGACAGTGAAGATCTGACGATCGTAACCATTGTTACTATCAATAACAACACATCCATCTTTGTTGACTTGAGCAAGAGCATCAGCAAGTTCTTGAGGATCGCGAGCACCAATCTGATATTTGATCTCACCAGTAGAAACCAAATGGTAGTTCATAGTGCGCACACCCATGTTGCGAAGGCCATTCAGAAGACAAGGAGTAATAGCACCATAACCATAGTTAACGGCGAGCTTCTGACCCAGAATATCGATCACACGCTTATTGTAGCCTCGCGACGATTGACCGCGAACATCGATACCGTTTTCGATACCAAGACCATCGCCTTGACCGTCTGTCAAAGTGATGAAGTTCATTTTTTGAACATTGTGCTTGACCCTGAAGTCAGCAATGTGGTGATACATAGCAAGAATAGCAGTGTCGAGAGGTGTGCCACCCATTGTCTCAAGGGCACCCATCCATTGCCGACGATTTGGACCGGTCTGAGCAAAGAGAGTTTTAAAGGCTTCTTCGTAGACTTTCTTCGGCATCGACGAGTCGATAAGCTTGAACACGTGGGTGTTGCCCATGTTGACCGCAGTCAGATCATGTTTAGCAGCACGAACCTTAACACCGAAGTCATACCCAACACCGTAAGGATTTGTGAAGCCATAGACCTCGAAAGGAATATTGACCCGCTTGCAGAAGGTAGAAAGGATGAGAACTTGTTTGATCACTTTCGGCAGGATGCCATGCATCGAACCAGAGTAGTCGATTAACATCATCATACCATGCGACTGATCATCGTCGAGGTGAGTCACTTGTTTGAAGAGGTTGTCTTCAAACTTATACTTATGAAGAACGTTAACGTCAAGCGAACCTTTGGTCGAGGTCCGAGCCCGAGCAAAGCGGCGGGCAGTCTTACGCATCTCAAACTCTTTCACCATCACCGTGACAGAGTCTTTCAAGTCAGACATAAAGCGAATGTAATTCTTCACAGGAAAGTCAGCTGAGTCGACTTTCTTATAGCGACCTTTCTTTACTGCTTCGTATTGAGAAGTGATTGCGTTGGCCATTGCCTTAGTCGGACCCTTAGCATAAAGGGTCGATCCGCCAGCATTGACTGAGTCGACTAGCGAACGAGCGATAGCGGAACGGAAGAGAGCGTCAGTTTCAACACCTTCGATATTGTCTTCGGCATCGACGGTGATCGGAATATCACCGCCTTCTTCATTCTTTTCTTCTTGTTCTTGTTTGAAGCTATCGACGTCAACTTCGATCTCGACTTCACCGTTGAGGATAGCTTCTTTCAGCTCTTCCGACATTGGCTCAGACTTTTCGCCAGAATTTCCATTACCCTTGCTGACGACGATCTTTGAAGGAATACCCATGGGAGGCTTAATACCAGCCTTCTTCATAGCTTCTTCCAGTTCTTGTTGAGCTTTGATAGCAGTGTCGAGCTCATCTTTCATGAAAGCATAGAGTTCACGGCAAGAAGCAATAACATCATCCCAAGTCTCAACTGCCATAGCGCGATTGACGTAGGGTTGTTCTTTCTTGGAGAACTTGACTTTCACCAACCCACGGCTTTTCGAGAAGATATTGAGCCGGTTCATAAACGAGAGTTTGTTAACATTTTCGTTTTTGATACCGAAGAAGTCACGATCAAGAAGATCTTGATAACCGCGCATGAAGGACCCATAAAGACCAGGGAACTCACGAAGCACTAGCTTTTCGATGCGGATATCTTCGACGATGTTGACATAAGAGCGAGGGCATCCCGGGATATCGCTAGTCGACTCATGCCAACCATCAGCCGGAGTATGAAGAGCGTGACCAATCTCATGGCCAACGAGCAAATCGTAGAGGTCGTTCCCGACGTCTTTCCAATAAGGAAGACCAAGGATACGGCGTTCTACGTCAAAGAAGGCAGTGTGATGATTAGTCTGTTCGACCGTGATATTTTCACGGGCAAGAAGACGAGCGAGGATAGACTTTTTGGCAATAGTTGTCATGTCAGGTTCCTTTCTGAAACCAGTCTATACTGTTTATCCAGAGATGTCAACAAAAAAGTGCAGGTTATTTCACCTGCACGTAAGGTTTACTCCAGTCGCCAACCGACAGCGAGAAGTAGTAAGCGGTATGAAAGTAGTCGACCATCGAGTCCGAGTGATCAAACCAATCTTGGCTCTTGATGATGTCGAACATCTTCGAGAACATCGACTCAAACTTACCAGACAAGTAGAGGTGATAGTGGTTTACCTGAAAGTGCCCGTCAGTAGTGATCTCAGAAAAGTCAATTGGACCTTTCAGGATGTTGACGTCGACACTGGTGTGATGGCTTTTGCGAACAGAAAACTTGAAACCTGGAAACTCAGCTTTGAGACGATCGCGGATGTTCTTCACTTCTTCAGTCGAGATGTAGGCCATGGTGGCACCTTTCTGTTGCTTACTAGATAGATATAAACACTCACTCAGCAAATGTCAATAGGCTTTAGTCATTATTTTCTTCTTTTGGCAAACAAACTGCGTAGACTCGAGCGTATCCTCTGTTGGCAATAGTGTAGTCGATCGAGTAAAGATTTTCGAGTTCTTTCGCGGCGTACTTACACATCGCATGAGTCTCAAACTCTTGGGTGGTCATCTCTACGTGTGCGGCTCCACTGAAGATAGTGAGAAAGAGTACAAATACCCCTGCAGAGTCCATCATTAGTTCAGCCCCTCGTATTTACCGAGTGCAACCCAACCGAAGTTGTCGCAGAAGTAGCAGACGCCATCCTTCACAGCGATATCACCGACAGAAGTACTCGAGCCTCGACGAATACGAGTCACAAGATTATCTTCCCAGAGGTTCGTCGACTCGAAGGCTTGTTCAAGATCGTCTGTGTCGACTTCGTAAGTGCGGACATAGAGTTTCGAATACTCATCTTTCCAGCGTTTGAAGCCGTCCATCAATTCGGTCTTGGTTTCGATTACGCTGCGGGGAGCAAGACCGCCGTTGAGGGGGATTTGATAGATGGTGATCATGATAGCACCTTTCTGTTGCTTACTATATAGATATAAGCACTGCTGCTGCAAATGTCAACCCCTAATGTATTTTTTTTCAAAATTTATGTTAAAAATCCAAGAATTGCTGCGCCTGCACAAAAGTAGATCAAAATCCAAACAGGCCAAAACACTAAGGCACCTAGTGCACCTGGGCCAGCACTGTGTGTTAGCAAATGAAATGCACCTGCAGTTACACTAGCACCTACTAATGATGCAGTAAAGAAAACAATCAGACTTACAACGTAACTCATGTTACACCTTTCAAAAATTTTTCACAAGCATGCTGACAACTTTTCGAATATCTTCGAGCGTACCAGACTCAATTAGCTTCACCATCTCAGCTTTTTGTTTTTGGTGATAAATGTCCATGAAGTGCTTTTTCGCTTCCATCATGGAACATCCAGTTTCATCCCGATAGCGCTGCATGTCGCCTGCGCTGAAGCAATACTCATTCTTTACCTCACTGTAAACCATTCTGGCACCTCACGTTTTGTCCAAGCCATCTTGAATCGACCTTGCTTGGTCTGGTAGAACTCACGATACGAGCGAACAGGATCATTGGGATACATACACTCAGGATTAGCTTTCATCGCCAAGGGTTGCTGAGTGAGAGGGCCGACTGGAATGTTACGTGGAAGAGCTTTAAGCTTTTCACGAAGAAGTGTATCGGTTGCATGAACTTTGCCATAACGATAAGTGTACTCGTCACAGAGAGCTGCAAAGTGAACCCAGTGCCAGGTGTAGTTGTTGTTCGACTGAGTAGTCCAAACAGTACACGGATGAGCCATATGGACCGCTTTATAGAGTACACCTTCACGGTCATCAGGAAGCGTCCAGTGCTTCGACATAGTCTTACCTGACTTTGAAGGAGCGCGCTTGAGAACACCGTCGAGCATACGATGAGCAGTCGAGAGCATTTGAGCCGACTCGACAATCATCTTAACGACATGTTTGTCACACTGTAGTTGTGCAGCAAAAACTGGATCTTTATCTAGGATGAATAGGTTCATTTGTGATACACCTGATTAACGCCAAGAAGGCCTAGTTGTACAGATTTAATATGGTAGCATACGTATGTCAACCGTTTTTTGCAGTTGCATGTAAACCCTTCATCATGCATAACTACTTGACATCCTCGAAAGGGCCAAGAAGTGCCGACAAGATAGGAGTCTTGTGTGTTGATCTTTGAGTGTTGAAAGTGCGTCATGATAAAGTATAGACCATGATAAAGACTAACACACCGAGACCAGCACCTAAAAAGATGCTAGTGATGAGACCCCAGATAATTGCATTGAGCAGGTCATCATCACTTATTCGCATGGTAGTACACAATCAGTTGTTTCTCAGTCTCAGTCAGCATCTTCGTGGTAAGTGCCTCGCCTTTGTTCGCGAGCTTATCTGCGAGGGCAGCCATAGCGTTTGAGATGACGTCGTTTTTGTGGGTTTTGGCCATCTCCGAGAGACCGTACGAGAGAGCAGCGACTTTGTTCGCGAATTTCATAGTGTAGCCTTTCAGTTGCTTACAATAGAGATATAATCACTTTGACACGAATGTCAACCAGTAATTTTCACAAAGTGCATCAAAGATCAGCCATAGTCATGAGACGGTCAAGACGAACTTCGATGTTCTTCACCTTCATCTTTGCAACGTCAACTTCAACGATTGTCGAGGCTTTCATGAGGTCTGCTTTGGCTTTGATCAGAAGGTCAGTGAGGATGGTGACGATGTCAGACATGTTCTTCTCCGTTGCTTACTAGTTAGATATAAGCAATCGAAATGGAAATGTCAACTGGCTAAATGTAGTTTTTGGAAATATTTTTTGTTGACATCTTGTACAGACTGAGTATAATACCTATAAGGTCTTCAGAATATCTTGATATCAAATACCATTTAGCTCTTTGTATTTAGCTCTAAGTTGTAGAAAACCAGGTAACCACTTGAGTGGTTGTTCAATGAATATTTGAGGTTGATCATCGTCAATCATGACGAGAGTAACAATCTGCTTGATTGGAATACTAGTCAGTTCATAGAAGGCTGCAGCATAGAATGATTCCTGCATAAAGTAGCCAGTAATCCACTCAGCTTTCTTTGGCTTACGAGAAGTCTTAAAGTCAATGATAGATAGTTGACCATCAAACTCTGCAATCAAGTCAACTCGGCCAGCAGTCTTAATCTTCCTTGAGAATAGTGGAGCTTCCTGAAAATAAATGTTGTCGACTCGGGCATCGAGGATTGGCTTCAGAGTATTGAAGGTCATGATGTTGATCGGCATACGACCTTTGCCATAGTCAACTTCGTTGTTGAGATAGTTCTCAGCAATAAGGTGTACATCTGATCCGCGATTCGCTGCTTGTACACTAATACGCTTCGCTTCTTCCTCACCAACCCGCGCCTTCCATGCCTCGAGACCAGACTTATCTTGAACTCCTAGCACTGTAGTAACTGAAGGGAACTTCTCTCCCGTAGGTGGAAAGTAAAAACGCCCGGTTGGAGTAGTATCACAACCGAGCTGATCAAGTACGATCCCATGGTTTACATGGTTAAACATTAGATTGATTCTTTCGATATTTGGAAACAAGGAACTCGAGCGTATCTGGAATATGCTTGAAGAATCGAAGTCCTTCTTTACCATTCATTGCAAATGCTTCTTCACGAGTGACATGTCGCCACTCATCAAACGTCTTGGTCTGACAATCAATACTTATATGTTCGTCCATGATGGTTATGTCATACGTGAAGCCAGTGAGCACGATGGGTTTCTGAGTCGTCTTACGAGTGATGTTGGCATATCCATCAATTACAAAATCGCCATACACCCAGGCGTCATCATGCACCTTAGAGTGACCTAGGATTTCAATCTTGCCGAATACTTGAGCATTTCCATATACCGATGAAATACCATCAATAATAGCTTCATCATACACTAACGCGTTTTGAAAAATGTTTGTTTGACCAGTGACAAGAGCATCATCTGATATCTTTGCGTTGTCGTATACATTCGCTTGATCTTTTACTCTTGCATTTCGGTCGACTTTTGCTTTATCATATACGAGCGCGCTATCATATATCCAGCAATCACCTTCATGCGAAAGGTTAGCTTCGTTTTCAACGAACCCGCCGATATCTCCAGCGCTTACATCTGCAAAATCTCGAAGTGCTTGAACCGCGTATAGTTTTCTTTGGCCAACTCGAATGTCGATATCACGATTGAGTTTGTACTTAGGTTGATGCATCATCCACTTTAATTTCATTAAACGTTAATTCAAACGTTGGGAGTTTCACTTTTTTCATATCAGGTAAGTCTTTCGAATACGAAACAGACACGTGTGGTTTGTATTCTGGCCAAGCATCTTTCATATCATACACGTCTGCATAGTGGTTACGAAGACGAGCAATCATTGGAGACTCGATCTTCAAAACCGGTATGTCATTATTAACCCCAAGCATCATAATGTCAACTACTTTTGCTGTGCCAGAAGGAGCAATTGCTTTTATATGATTCGGTAAGTCGTGTTTTGACGTAGTAAAGAATATTGTTGTATGGAAGTCAAAGTCTTCTTCGTCCTGCTTTGTACCATCGTATTTTGCAGTAAGATCAAAGCCATTTTCTTTTGCCCAAGCACGAAGTTTGCGTTGTGTAGCCGCATCGTATTGAACAGCTACATACTTTTCTGTAGGTGCTTTTTCCATAAAATCCTTAAATTTAATCATAATAAGTTTTTCCTGATTTTACTTCATCGAGTTCATTCTTTAGTTCTATGATTGCTTCTATTAACAACGGAACTAATCTTTCATATCTAACCGTTAAATATTTCTCGTCGATTGGAGCAGGAGCAACAACCTCGGGCATAATACGCTGGACTTCTTGAGCAGAGACACCGACCTCACGTTTAACTTCGTATCCTAAAGCTTGTGCTGTTTCATTCGCTTCATAATAAAACCCAGACAGCGTCATAACCTTATCGAGCGCGTTCTCAATATATCCAAGCTTATTTTTTAACCTATCGTCTGAGTAATACGCTGTAATGTTATTTGTCGCTCGAATTTCTCCAGAAACACTTGATGCTGCAGTGCCTACACCTAGACTATTTACCTGATAATCGTTTATAGTGTTTAAGGCGTTTGCTGTAGTTGCAGTTGTAGCTGTAGTTGCGGTTGTAGCACTCGTCGCTGTTGCAGCATTGCCACTAATAGAAATTGCCCAAGTGCCAGAGGCTCCTGTCCCAGTGAGTGTTGGCGCATACGAGTTATAATTTAAGCTATCTAGATTCAATCTCCAAGCATACCAAGTACCATTATAATATGCTCGAGAGTATATTTGACCGCTATTGTACACTGTATATCTTTGATATACCATAACACCGTCAGCTAGAACTTCTAGCATGCCCGCTGCAGCAACAGGATAATTTGTGCCACTGCTAGCATTCGCATTTGTGTTTTGGTGATAAAATCCTACAGCAGTATATGTGTTTAAGTCGACTGATCCACCGATGTCGGCACCTTTTGTAAAGGTATCTGTTGCCGGAGCTTTTGAGTTTAATTGTGTTTGAATATTTGATGTTACGCCGTCAGAATAATTTAATTCAGTTACGGTCGCAGTAAGTCCGGATAAGGTACTGACTGACGATGCAGTTGTAGCACTCGTAGCTGTTGCAGCATTGCCATTGATGGAAATATTCCAAGTACCTGAAGCTCCTGCGCCAGTTTTAGAAGGAGCGTCATTAGCAATTTCAGCATTTACAAATTCTGTTGTAGCTATTTGTGTATTACTTGTTCCCACAGATGCTGTTGGAGCAGTAGGTACACCAGTAAATACGGGTGACGCAAGAGGAGATTTTGAATTTAACTGCGTCTGAATACTTGATGTTACACCATTTGCATAATTTAATTCAGTTACGGTCGCAGTAAGTCCAGATAAGGTACTAACGGTTGTAGCAGTGTTCGCGTTGCCATTGATGGAAATATTCCAAGTACCTGAAGCTCCAGTACCAGTTTTAGAGGGAGCATCGTTGGCGATCTCGGCATTTACAAATGCAGTTGTAGCTATTTGTGTGGTGTTTGTTCCAACTGCTGCTGTTGGAGCAGCAGGAGTACCTGTAAATGTAGGAGATGCAAGAGGTGATTTTGAATTTAGTTGTGTTTGAATACTCGATGTTACACCATTTGCATAATTTAATTCCGCAATTGTTGCGGTTAAGTTGGTTAGTGTTATTGCTGTATCTGCGCTTGAAGCGTTTGTGGCTGTTGACGCGTTACCAATAAGATTTGCAGTAATAGTATTTGCTGCAAAGTTACGAGATGCATCTCTTACTACAACCTTGCCAGCAGTTGATGCGTCTGTAGCATCAACCGCCCATGTAGTAGCTGTACCACCATTAAAATTTGAACCAGTTAAGTAACTTCCACGAGTAAGTGTTTGTGTAGTATTTGCTGTAAGAGTAATGTTAACTGAACCGTTAAAGGAAACACCATTGATAGTTCGTGCATTTAAAAATTGAGATGTAGTTGTAGAATTTCCTACTATATTTGCAGTAATAGTATTTGCAGTAAAATTACCAGATGAATCGCGAACAACAACTGTACTATTGTTTGCAACTTGAATATTATCAATTGCATATGCAAGTTTATAAAAATTATCATCTAGTTCTGCAAATGTTAAAGCAGAACCCTTTTCATTTCTATAAAGAATATCGTCAACAGTTGACATTAGGTAATATCTCCATTTGGGCCGTAATACTTCCCTACGTATGAAACATAGGTATTACTAGAATAACCCGGGTTATTCTCTATATATCCTGATTTGACATAATCAAAAATAGTTTTTTCGGCATCACTTAATAATTCTACAAACAAATAAATTTGAGCTGCTAGCGCAGTCCTTATAGATGTATTAGCTTCTCTTGTTTGTAATTGTAAAAGAGTTTCATAATCAGGATTGCCTTCTCTCAATACGTCTAAATCATTAATAAGAGCAAGTTTATTTTCAGGTAGATTGGTAGTATTGTACTCATCTACAAGCATTTGTACTGCTGTTTCGTATGTGTAATTCGGTATATTCATCCAACAAACACACTCGCTGAAGCTTCTCCGGCAGCATTTGGAAACCAGTCTTTACCACAACTATCAGTACCGTGTCCACCTGTAGCATCTCCAAGTCTGTGAACAGCTATACCATTAAAGAAAACTGTTCCAGATCCTGCAACAGCAGGATCACCACATGCGGTTGTATCTCCTACAACAATAGCAAGTTCACCATTAATATACACACTTGTATTTAGTCCTGATACATATGCGGTTTGATGAAAAGGATCACACGGCGAGGCATGCCCGATATGTTTATCACCGTTACGAACTACTGCCGGCATCTTCTTTCTTCCTTATGACTGCCATGTTACCCATGATTTCCCATTCAAGAAGAGTTTGATCGTCCCAGCCCATTTGTTTCATAAGCGCAGCATTAAACTCAATGTAAGGCTCGCCGTACTCATCTTCTTTTACTGTCGATACACCAATAATATCTGCCATATTTATAGTCCGAGTCGATCACGTTCAATGATATAAGACTTGACCAACTTTGATCTCACAATGTCTTCTACTTGGAAGTCGACAAATTCAAACTCTTTCATACGTTCAATGATTTTCATGAAGTCGCGAAGACCCGAAAGTTCCTTCTTACGCTCTGAAGTAAGATCGTCTTGTTTTACGTCACCACAAAAGATGATTCTGCAATTTTCACCAACACGAGTCATAACGGTATGAAGTTCACCGTCTCCCATATTCTGAACTTCGTCGACGAGAAGAATACAATCATCAAACGTCTCACCACGAAGATATGATGTAGTAATAAAATCTACATAACCTTTGCCCTTAAGCACTTCATACGCATCGCCTCTACCAAATAACTTAGTCGCAATAGGAACATATGGAGCTTCAAAGACTTTTGCTTTATCCTTCAATGACCCTGGTAAGAATCCCTGATCACGAGTTGATACCGTTGAACGAACAATATAGACTTTCTTATACGGCGAATTTGCCTTAAGTACTTCTTTGAGTGCAAAGTGCAGGCCAAGAAATGTTTTTCCTGTGCCAGCGATACCATGAAGCATCATATTATACCCATCATCCCAACGATCAAACGCTAGCCTTTGATTATCAGTCATTGGGGATATATCAGACTTCATGACAAACATCTTTGTCTCGCCTGATTCAACTGTTCCGTCTTGCTTTAAGATTCTTTTTTGCCGCTTTGTTAGTCTTTGTTGTTGTAGAGGCATTATTGGTCCTTGTATTAAAGAGTATCAATCGTAGAATACTTGTGCGCTGACTTAGCTTTTATAAGGACGTCGTTGAAGCTCTTGTCGATTTTGCGCACACCCATCCGCACCGGGTCAGCAAAGCCCGGTGTTGCTAGATTCTGCTTGATATGAGGGTTATTTGTAAGAAATTCATCTCTCTCAGCGAAAGACATAATCTCGGTGAAAACTTCTTCAGTTTCAGTGTTGGTAAAGGTGTAGGTTGGCATAATAACTCCGATAAAAGAAAAGGGTCCCATGATAGGGACCCGTTCACTACCACAATAGTATTTATTCAATACTTAAGTGATAAGTTCATAAATGTGACGCCAATTTTGTACACGAGTAACATCATCATGATGTTGATGTCTATTATGGCCGTGGTCAAGAAGCAAAGAATCTAGGCCTGCATTCAGTCCTGCGATTGCGTTCTCAAATTTATCTTCAACCCAGATACAACCACTGTCTTTGTACTCAGCTAGAGCTTCGTCTTTGTCAGCACCAGTGTCGAGACACAAGATTTTTTCAAAAGTGGTTTCACCAAACAGACGATGGATGTTCCGTTTACGCAGTTCTCCAGCGTAAGGATCTTTACTCAAAGACGTAATGCAGTGGAACACATATCCATGTTCTTCGTGCAGTTTACGAACATACTTAATAGCATCTCGGAAAGGTGGAAGGTGTTCGATTCGCGCACTCTCATTGAAGTGTCGAGCGAGAGCTTTTGCCTTCTCCTTCGAGATATTGAAGGTCTCTTCGATCCTGTACTCATCGTTTTTAACGATTGGATACCCGTGGAATTTCATCCATCCAGCAAATGAGTGGAACCAATCGAGTAGTACCCCGTCAGCGTCAACGAGGATTAGTTTATCACGTAGTTTCATAGTAAAGCCTTTCCTTACATGATCAATATAATCACTAGCAGAAAAATGTCAATGGCTAATATCACTTTCGAAGAAACTATTTTTTCGTAACGATTTTTCTTCGCGCTGTTGTTTCACGAATTCTTTCTTCGGATTATAGCGTTTACCATCTTTTTTAACATCGTCAGACGATCCCCACTCGTCGTCGTGCCAATCTTTAAACTTCTTCTGCTTTTTCGCCATTTTTTGGCTTACGTCCTCTTTTAGGTTGTTCTGCAATAACTGGTAGATTTAAGCCTAAGCCTTCATTGATTACGTCGGCGGTTAGTCCTTTTGGCGGTGTTTGTAGAAGGACTAACTCCATGAGCTTAGCGTCTTCTTTGTCGATACTCTCGAGCAACTCAATGAACAGGAATTCTCTTCTGTACTGATTAAGTCTATCACCATCATAACCCTTAATGAAGTATCGAAGCTTTCGGGTTTGGCGATATAGCATGCCTTGCGACTCAACATGGGGCGAAGGCTTGTAAGGTGGAACACTATCAGAAGGAATATTCCACTTAAAGTTTTCTTTGTCGAACATTACCGACATGAGGGTTCGAAGAGATTGACTGTTGTTTCTTTTGAGAAAGTCGATCTTTTCTTCACGTGTCGGTAATGTTGATGTTTTGTTCACAATCTCAGATAATGAAAGTGTTGCCAATATAGTTCTCCGGTTGAGCTCACTCAGAACTCATTCAAGGACTCCGTGAGCAGTTTAAGACGATTTTTGATAAAGTAGTTGAGAAGCTGCGAACGATCTTTCGTATTTTCTTTGTTATACTCTTCAAGAATACGCTCTTTAAGGTGAGCAGGAACTTGAGAAAGATCAATGAGGGATTGATTTCGAGCATAGTTTCGCTTAACTTCTGAACTCATTTTATTTATATCGATCCACTCTTCCAGCCTTTTCTTAGTGACTGGCTTCTGACGAGTGCCTACAACAAACGAGTTGTCAGCTGACAGGATGTTAGGGATACCGTCACCAGCATCACCTTTCATGATGTGTTCGTACAAATACTGCTCAGGGTTAGAGTGAGTAACCCACTTCTTCATCACGGGGTTGTACTGTTTAATATTAGCATACTTGTGAAGTTGAATGTAGTCTTTATCACCGGAGAGAATAAGGAACTTCTCGCCAGCGTTAAGTTCACGACCTTCTTGATGGATAATGGTACCAATGATGTCGTCAGCTTCACATGCGTCGATTTGAATTACTTTGTATGGGAAAATGGTTTTAAGCTCTTCGCGGATTTTGTTGAGAGCATTAAAGATCGAAGTCCAATCGAGTTCAGACTCCTCACGACTCTTACGACGAGATGCTTTGTAGTAAGGAAATTGTGTACGACGCCAGTAGTTTTTGTCGTCGGCACAGATGATAAGCTCGCCAAATTCTTCTTTGAACTTCATACGATTAAAGCGGATAGAGTTGAGAACCATATGACGAATCATATTCTCATCTACTTCTGCGTTGTGGTGATTGCCAATCTGCATCATGAGATTGGCAATCATAACTTGGTTAAGATCGACCAAAACGGCCATTGTGTTACTCCTATTCTAGACTATACAATTATATATCATCTTTGGAGAATGTCAACGGTAAACTTTCAAAATGATAGTTTCTTCGTTGAGTCGGCCATTTGCTGGTGCAGACTTAGTCTTTAGATCAAGGAAGATCTTAGTAGCTCGAGCCTTCGTTGTGGCCCCGATATCTTTCAACACATCCTCTGGCTTGCGCAAAGTCTTCTTTAAGCAAGACTCTTCTCTCATATTTGTAATCGTTGTGCCCTTGATCGAGAAGCCATCTACCGATGCAGCCACGAGTTGGATCAGATGGCGATATTTAGTATTGAATAGATACACCTCAGTTGCACCTACGATGGCTGCAGGATCAACCGAAGTGAGTTTATACTCAGCACTATCTTTCTGATACTTAACCTTTGCAATCAGTTTTTCGACTGGCACCTTTTTCTTTGCACGAGGTTTTCGTACAGCTTGAACCTTCGATGCAGTCGCAGCGTTAATGAACTTTTGACAGTCGTCGATGATGTTCTTGATAAATGCCAAATAGTCCTTCTTGTCTTTTGCAGTTTTTAGATGGCGATAACCTTCTACTAGATCAGGCGTTTTTTGAGTCACTAGTTCTTCTGCTTCGTCGTACAGAGGTTTGTAATAGTCATAGACCTTTTGAGCAAGAGGCTTAGGTGCGTTAATCTTTTTCAGTTCGTTGAAGACCGAGTAGTTTTCACCATCAAGCCATACTTTAGGATCATGATACGTATCGATTACGTATTCAACCTCAGCAATAAAGTCGCTGATTTTTTCTGCAAGGATATCAGCAGATGTTTTGACTGGTGTAGATTTAGCTACCTCTACAACAGCGCGGTTCTTGCGGCCAGCGTCAATTGCTTCTTGCAGTTTCGCATTGATCCAAGCCATACGCTTTTCGCTGAACGTAGCACCTAGAGAAAGCATCTTACACAGACCACCAATAGCGGTGTTAATACGCCACTCTTCGGCTGCTTTAAAGTCGGCTAGGTCTTGAGTACGATTCTTTTTGATCCAGGCTTCAGCCCACTTATACGCGTCTTTGTGATCGTAGAAGTAGTTGTAATGCCGAAGGTTATGATAAAGAACGACTTCGGCATCAGGAATGTTTACAAAATTTGTGACCTCAGCACCAATGTGCTTTTCTTCAAGAACCTTAGCTGCCCCAGACTTACGCTGAGGAACTGGCTTGAGTTCTGGCTTTTTCTTCTTAGCAGTGATCTTTTTAAGTGCAGCAGCTTTTGCCATAAGTATCTCCTTTGGGAACAGTATATACCATCACAGAAGTGATGTCAATAGCTCTTTCCATTGCCACTGTCTATTTTCCCATGAATATGTATCATTGAGGAAGTCGACTCGATCGTCAGACATCTCATCACCGTTCATTACATCGGTAATAGCATCCCGTAGGTTTGCTTCAAAACGAGTCATATGGTGATTTACATTTTCGGTGTAACCGTACATATAGGTGCATCCCATTGCGGTTTCTGGTAGTGCGGCGAGTGAAGAGTGTACACATACAAGACCAGCACACATCGCTTCAATCATCACAAGACATGATGTCTCTTGCCAGATAGACGGATACGCCAGAATATGAGAACGCTTTAGTTCTTCTCGGATCACATCATTTGATACAGACTTTGAGTAGTTAATACCCGGATGTGCTCTCAGTTGCTCAAACAGTTGCTCATATGGTTTATCACGGACATGCCATCCATAAAGATCGAATGACGAATACACGTTGAGCTCGATTTGTTCTCCAAACTCTTTGTACAACTTATTGTAAACTGGATACAAAAGCTCGAGACCTCGATGAGGAGTCGAAAAGTACATTAGCCTTACCTTATCTTGAGGCTTACTATGCTTCTCAATAGGGTTTATAGCATTTTGTAGAACGATACCAGCTTCAAACGGAACACCTAGATAAGCGTTATACATCTGTTGTTGCCAATGGCTTACAAACACTAGCTTATCAAATCGTTTCCATCCGTCGTTCTTTAGGTGCTGAACTTCAGGATCACCTGGTAGATCATGAAGCACTAACACCTTACGCTTCGAATGATCGAGTTCACGTACTCGAGAGTGAATAATTTGAAACTGCGAAAGTAACTCAGGCGGAAGGGAATTAATCCGATCCGCCATAAGTTCAGTTCCGCCTCTGGCGAAATTAGACAAATACTGCTCCATTCACTCGCTTGAGACTATCCCAACGGAAAGAACGCCACCCCTGATTAATTACATCAAAGACTGCAACTACATCAGGATTCGGAGTCTTCTTTTGAACTACTTCTTCAAGGTCGACTTGCTTAGGAAGAGAATCCTCCTTGAGAGTACAAGTCATGACACGAGTAGTGCCATCCTTCTTTACAAACTCGACATCGACAACTTCATTCCGTAATAGGATGAG